TTTTTTCCAGTGGATCACGAAAATTCCGAGGCCGGGCAGGAGGTTGACCTGTTCGGACAGCCGATCCTGCCGATCCGGGATCGACGGGGCCGCAAGTCGTTCAAGAAAGACAAGGAAAATCAAGACTTTGTTTGCGTCNNGACTTTGTTTGCGTACGCATCGCCGCAGGCTGGTCGCAGAAGCGGATCGCCGAAGACATGGGGATCGATGAGAAAACGCTGCGCAAGCATTTTTCCCGTGAACTTGAGTTCGGGACCACGTTCGTGGATGGCGTCATGCTCGATGTGTTGATGCGCCGGGTGCGTGAAGGGCACTCGCCCTCGATCCGGCAGCTGCGCGAGCGCCTGGTGCAGGCCAACCCTCCGCCCCGCAACCGCCATACCGTCGAAGACGGCGAGGAGGATGAGGACGATGCGCCGACGCGGCCGATGGGGAAGAAGCTCCAGGAGCAGGCAGCGGCGCAGGACATGCCAGACACCTATGGCGACATCTTCGGTCGGCTGAAGGGGCGCCACTGATGCCGCTGGACGCGATCAACTTCGCATGCCCGGACTGGGCGGACAAACTTCGGCGCGGCCAGACGCCGATGGCCGATCTGCCGCTGGACCCGGTCGCGGCCGGCGTGGCGGTGGATCTGTTCGACCTGCTGCGGGTGCCTGACATCCCGGGCCAGCCGACGATGGGAGAGGTCGGTGGCGAATGGTTCCGCGACATCATCCGCGCGGCCTTCGGGTCAATCGATCCGGCCACCGGCAAGAGGTTCGTCGGCGAGATCTTCAACTTGATCCCGAAAAAGAACTCGAAGACCACCAACGCCGCGGCCCTCGGCCTGATCGCCATGATGATGAACAGCCGCCCCAACATCGATGGCGTGATCATCGGGCCGACGCAGGAGGTGGCCGACAAGTGCTTCGCCCAGGCGGTGGGAATGATCGAGGCCGATGCCTACCTGCGCAAGCGGTTCAAGGTGATCGAGCACAAGAAGACCATCCTCGACCGGCATGAGGACGAAGAGACCGGCGTGAGGATGAACGCCAGGCTGAAGATCAAGAGCTTCGATCCGAAGGTGGTCACCGGCTCGATCCCGGCGTTCGCGATCATCGACGAGTTGCACGTGATGGCGGAGATGGGCCACGCGGCGCGCGTCATCGGGCAGATCCGGGGCGGGATGATCACGAATGACGAAAGCCTGCTGATCATCATCACGACGCAATCGGAGATCCCGCCGACGGGTGTCTTCAAGGCAGAGTTGCAATATGCGCGCGGTGTTCGGGATGGCAGGATCACGCAGGGCGTCCGCATGCTGCCGATCCTCTACGAGTTTCCGGAGGAGATTCAGCGCGACGACACCAAGCCGTGGCGCGATCCGAAGCTGTGGCCGATGGTCCTGCCGAACCTCGGCCGCTCCATCACGCTGGACCGCCTCATCCAGGATTATCAGGGCGCATCGCAGAAGAGCGTCGAGGAAGAAATACGTTGGGCCTCGCAGCACCTGAACATCGAGATCGGGCTTGGGCTGCATGCGAACCGCTGGGTCGGGGCTGATTACTGGCTTCAGAACGTCGATCCGGCCGTGAGTTTCGAGCACATGCTTCAGGTCTGCGACGTGATGGTGGTGGGCGGAGATATCGGCGGCGCCGACGATCTGTTCGGCCTAGCGGTGATCGGGCGCCATCGTGAAACCCGGGTCTGGATGACCTGGTGCTGGGCGTGGTGCGTGGAGATCGTGCTGACGCGCCGGAAGGAAATGGCGCCGAAGCTCGAGGAGCTGCGCGACCTCGGCGATCTGCGCATCACGCAGACGGCAGATGAGCATGTCGCAGAAGCCGCGGCGATCTGTGTCAGGATCCGGAATGCGGGCCTTCTTCCGGAAAAATGCGGCATCGGTCTCGACCCGCATGGCGTGGCCGCTCTGCTCGATGCCCTTGAGGCAGAGGGCTTCGACGTGGCCGTGGACATCCTCGGCGTGGGGCAGGGCTACAAGCTCAACGGCGCCGTGAAGGGCCTCGAACGCCGGCTGCTGGACGGCAAGCTGAAACATGGCGGCCAACCGATGATGAACTGGTGTGTCGGCAACGCGAAGGCGGAGCAGAGGGGAAACAACGTGTACATCACGAAGGAAGCCGCAGGCACCGGAAAGATCGACCCGCTGGTCGCGCTGTTCAATGCCGCCGTGCTGATGGACATGAACCCGCAGCCGCGTGGCAACCTCTCCGACTTCTTCGGCGACCCCGTGATGGCCGTCTGATGGGAAAGCACAAGAAGCGGGCCAGCGCCGCGCTGCAAACGCACCAGGTCCGGCAGGATGTGACGGAGAGCGCCAAGGGCCAGCGGTTGGCGCTGAAGGAGGGTGAAGGCTGGTCGCGGCTCTTCGGTCAGACCGGCAGTTCCGGCGAGCGCGTCACCCTGGACGCGGCGATGCAGCTGTCGGCGGTCTGGGCCTGACCGCCCAGGTCATCTCCACCCTGCCGCTCGCGGTCTACGAAAAGCGGGCCGATGGCTCGCGCGAGACTGTTTCCGACCGTCTGGCCGAGATTCTGACCGTGTCTCCGAACATGGACCAGACTGCCACAGAGCATTGGGAGGGTCAGGTGGCCTGGCTGATGGTCAATGGCAACTGCTACGCCGAGCGCAGCGATCGGCATGGTGAGCTCACGGCGCTGAGCCCGCTGGCGGCGAACGTCACCTGGCCGTTCCGCAACGGCGACGGCGATCTGATGTACAAGACCGTGGATCGCGGCAAGACGGTGGTGCTGCCACGCGACAAGGTATTCCACGTGCGCGGTTTCGGGTTCGGTGGCGACGTGGGTCTGTCCGCCATCAGCTTCGGAATGCAGACGATGGGCACGGCACTGGCGGCCGAGAAGTCGGCCGGCAAGCTGTTCTCGAATGGCATGCAGATCTCGGGGCTGCTGAAGTCGCCGACGATACTCACGCCGGAAAACCGCGTCCAGATGCGCGAGATGCTGAAGCTCTACCAGAACAGCGACAACGCCTGGAAGGTGATGGTGCTGGAGGCGGGGCTCGACTTCCAGGCGCTGACGCTGAACCCGGAAGACGCACAGATGCTGGAAACCCGGCGCTTCGCGGTCGAGGATATCTGCCGCTGGTTTGGCGTGCCTCCCATCGTCATCGGGCATGCGGGCGACGGGCAGACCATGTGGGGCACCGGTGTCGAGGCGATCCTGCTGGCCTGGATGAACCTGGGCCTCAACCCGATCCTGCGCCGCATCGAGGCGCGTATCCGCAAGGACCTGATCGAGCCCGTCTCGCGGATCAAGCGCTACGCGGAGTTCAACCGAGAGGGCATCCTGCAGATGGACAGCAAGGCCAAGGCCGAGTTCCTGACCAAGCTGGTGTCGAACGGGATCATGTCGCGCAACGAGGCGCGCGAGAAACTGAACATGGCCCGCCGCGAGGGGGCCGATGACCTGACCGCACAGACGGCAATGGCGCCGCTGACGGACCTGGGCGAACCGGAGACATAGTCATGACAATCCGCCATCTTCCCAAGGCCGACATCGCGGCCCGTCCCGGGGTCCGCAGTGATGTCACGCCCAAGGCGCTGTCGCACTGGAACCCCGATGTGCGATCGGCCAGCGACGAGGCCGACGCGACCATCTCGATCCTCGACGTGATCGGAATGGACTTCTGGGGCGATGGCGTGACGGCGAAGCGGGTCACCGGAGCGCTGCGGGCGATCGGCGATCGGCCGGTGGTGGTCAATGTCAACTCGCCCGGCGGCGACTTCTTCGAGGCCCTCGCGATCTATAACGCCCTGCGCGAACACAAGGCCAAGGTCACGGTCAACGTGCTGGGGATCGCGGCTTCGGCGGCATCGGTCATTGCCATGGCCGGCGACGAAATCCGCATCGCCCGCGCCGGATTCCTGATGATCCACAATACCTGGGTGATGGCTGCCGGGGATCGGCATGCGCTGACCGAAGTTGCGGAATGGCTTGCGCCGTTCGATGCGGTTTCGGCGGATATTTACGCGGCGAGGTCGGGACTCGACGTGAAGAAGATCGCGGCCATGCTCGACAGGGAAACATGGGTCGCCGGCCCTGCTGCCGTCGATCAGGGCTTCGCGGATTCGCTGCTCAGATCGGACGAGATCGACAGCAGCCCCGATCCGCAGGACCGTGGCGCCGAGGCGCGCGCAGAGAAGAAATTCGACGTCCTGGCCCACAAGGCCGGCGTCTCACGGTCGGACGCGCGCGAGCTTCTCGCCGCGCTGAAAGGGGGCAAGCCCGGCGCTGCCCCGGATGGCAAGCCGGGTGCTGCCGTCATCGCTGAGGTCACCAACCTCCTGGCATTCGCAAAAACCATCTGAGGACACGGACATGAGAAAGATGATGATGCCGCAAGCGATACTTGCGGCCACGATGCTGTCGGCGCCGCTGGCAGTGGTCGGTTCGGTGCGGAATGACGCCTCCGGCGGCATCGAGCAACTGCTGAAGGACGTGAAGAGCGAACTGACGCGGATCAGCTCGGACGTGAGCAAGACGGCCGAAACCGCCATGCAGGAAGCGAAGCGCGCCGGCGAGGTCTCTGCCGAGACCAAGGGCACGGCCGACAAGCTGCTGACGATGCAAAGCGCATTGCAGCAATCGCTCGACAAGCTGGAAAAGCGGGTCGCGGATCAGGACGCGCGGAACCTCGATGTCGAGCAGCGGCTCGCGGGCCGTCGTGGTGGCGCGAGCGGTGCCCCGGCG